CTGAACTATGGATGGAGCTATGCAGGGCCAATGGAAGGCTCCCTGGAAGAACTGGACAGGGTGGTAAATGCCGTGACAATGCGCAAGAGCGAACGCTTCACAAAGCAGCAAGTGGCGAGCTTGTGCGGCAGCTTTGATACTGGCTCGACCGGCAAGTTGCTGGAAGTGGCAAGGCGTCAAGGGCTAATCACCAGCAGTTTCCAAGATGGCCCTGAAGGCCAGAAGACAAGGCTGTACCATTCATGGGATTATGAAGTGCCTGTTCTTGACTTTGAACCTGAGAAACAAGAAGAGTCCATCAACTATGATGAGTTTTTCTGAAGCACCATGAGGATCATTTGGCAAGATGAGCAAGGCCCGACCATGGAGGATGGGCCTTCTTTTGTTAAGGAGCAAGCCCCTGAATGTCCTTCTGCATCATCCAATGAAGAACCCGAGCCCGACAATCTTATGCCTGAAGAATACGGAGAAGGGATGGGCGATTGCGAGGATGCTGGATGATGGCGAGCTTGAGCAACTGAGCTGGCCCTTTCCAAGCATGAAAAAGGCGCAGGAGTTCTGCGCCATTGCGAACTACGACTTGCTTTTCATTCCCAGTGCGTTGCCGCACATTCTGGAACGATTCAAGAGAGGGGGCTAGCGCCCCCTTTTCCATTGCCTTGCATCACGCTCTTTTTGGCAGTTCTTGTCTTTGCCATAGAGCCATGCTTCAACGGACTGACCAGGCTTGGGACCATTACGGCGAAGGCGGGTGATTGCCGCTACGTCGCAGGGCTTGTTGCAAGCCTCGCAGACGTAGTAGTGCGTGGTGCGGCCTGCAATGGTGCAGGCTGCCTTGCAGCAGGCCGATAGCCTGTTAGGCATCAAACGCCCCTCCTTCACGAAGCTGCTGGTAGTGGTAACGCCCCGGCTGGTCACGGTCCACTGGGATAATGACCGTGAACTCAGGCTCGGGAAACTGGTCCGAGCACCCGACACCTGGATAGCCAGGCTCAGGCTGGGTGAGAAACGTCCGGCACTCAGCGGCGCGGAGCAGCGTGCCGCTGGTGGTCTGGTACTCCCAGACCATCCAGCCATTGCTGGTGTCCATCCGCAGGCTGCTGTGGCACAGGCTCGACAGCGGATTGAAGGTGCGACCCGCTTCCCAACAGACAATCGCCGCCCACATAGCCACCTTGACGTCTTCGGCGGTGGCATTGACTGGCAAACCTGCAAACCGAATGAACTGCTTGCGGGTGAGCACATAGGGCTCACCGGGCTGGTGGTTTTCAAACATGGTGAGCGTCATCGCTTGTTGATCTCCAGTGAGAGGGCATGGGCTGCGCTCCATAGGTCTTGACTGCGGAGCCATTGAGCTACCTCGATAATGGCAACGATGGCATCGTCGTGCCAGAACTCATGGGGGTCACTCTCTGCACCGTTGTGACTTTTGAGTGCTGTAGCCACCGCTTCGATCAGTGACTTGGTGAACATGGTGGTTGAGGAAACAACTCTGGCATCATACCCACAAAGAGCCTTCTCTGCCCATTGACCTTCCCTTGATGTGCCACTTGTTTCAACTGTCCTTTTTCGCTTGACGGGGGCTTTACAATCTTCCCGAGCAGGCCCTCGCGCATCTAACGCGCCTGGGATTGCGGAACGTCACGCATCGAGCTGCATAGTGCGTCCTGCGGCGCTCCTGACGAGACGGTGGGGCAATGGGAAAGGGGGCTGCAAAACCTCCGCGAGAAAGCGCCTTCGCGCAGGCGAGCCCAAGCGAGCTTGTTCATAGGCGCTTTCTTAAACCACCCTTGATCTTCCTTAAGCAACTTTTGCTAGATCGCTACGAGAGGGAGCCCCAAGCGTTCCAGTCAAAGCGATCTTCTCAACAATTCCCCTCTAAACTACTGAGGCGAATCATTGAAACAATGCTTAAGCCTCGTCGCCCACAGGCTCCTGACAGGCTCCCATCCTTGGAACACGCTGGCATCAGCATTGAAGCCCTGCAGCATCATGGTTTCTCGATTCCAGCAAAGGGGCCTATGCCTGCAGCCAGAATGCTCTATGGCGCCAGGAATCCTGCTGATGGGGAACGCCACTGGCGGGGAAGCTATGAAGAGATGGTGGAATTGATTGACAAAGGCTTTGATACTGGCGACAATTGACGAGCCCACTTCCCTTCACCATGGACCTTCCTGACACTATCGCTGACTTGACGCACGATCTTGCGCTCGTCGTTGCAGACAAGAAGCGGCTTGAGACTCTTGAGAAAGAGCTGAAAGCAGAACTGCTTGAAGCAATGCGAAACGAGGGTCTTGAAAGCATCAACTCTGACGAAGCCAAGGTTCACATTCAAAAGCGTTCTGAAAAGGACTATGGCGAAGAAGTGAGGGATCTTGAAATTGCTCTCAAAGAACGCAAGAAACTAGCTGATGACATGGGGGACTTTACTATAATCTCCCAGAAGGAAAGCCTTGTATTCTCTCTTCCTAAGTCACAATGACAAACATTCCAGGCGGCGTTAATCACAGGAAGAAACGTACAGTCCCTGAAAAGCAATTCAAGGACGAAGAAAGCCTGCTGAAGTACAGCCTGGAAGTATTAGTGAAAGCGGGCCTATCCATTGAACAAGTGGATAGGCTTCGCAATCGTCGTGAACTTGGTCAAGTGTTCGACAAAGAGAACACTCGCATTAGGCGTTATGCCACTGCCGAGCTTCTTGCTGCCAACTTGAGCAATGCGCAGATTGCCAAGGTATTCAAGCTCAGCAAGGAAACTGTCAATGCAGATAGACAGCACATTCGGCAGACGTACATTGATGGCATCCTTGCCACTGCTGACCAATGGAGAGCGCGTCTTCTTGATGAACAGGATCTTCTAAAGGCAAAGGCTCTGGAGAGCTTTGAGGCCAGTAAGCGCAAAGTTGTGAAGCGTGTGCAAGAGCGCAATGGGGATGAAATTGTCACCATTGAAGAGCACTCCTTGGCTGGTGAAAGCTCCTTCCTTACTGTTGCCAAGGGCTGCTTGGAGCAGCAGGCTCGCCTGCTTGGTTTGTTTGATACCAGGCCCAGGTCTCAAGATGGCGAAGAGAAGAGCTACAAGAAGTTCTTGAGCCAGTTGAGTCAAGAAGTGAAGAAGATCAGCCAAGCGGAGACTAATGCTCAGGATCGGGCAGGGGCGATTGAAGCCGTTGTTGAACTGGACGAGGATGGTGAACCCATTGGCAACAGCAGGCCGATGTTGCCTGCGCAACAATGGGACGAGGACGATGGGGAAGACGAAGAGGATGAAGACGAAGAGGCTTGACAGGGTGCCCACGAACGAACAGACTGCCAGAGTTCCCTCTCTTGTCCATGAACTACGACAGCGTTGACAGCTTTCTGAAGGCTTGCCATGAGGCCAAGTCCCCACGACGGCAGGCCATCCGAGAAGGCATCTCGGACCACTTGAACGACCCCGACACCATTGGTATTCCAGCAGGACTGGGCATCACCATTGAGAAACTGATTGAGAAGTATGGAGACGAAGTGTTGCGGAGCGTGGCGCTCTGGAGCCTGGGCAAGTGGGCTCAGCTCCATTGCAACTTGCTGCAGCAGAGGAAGTTCCATGGCGACGCTGAAGCCATTGCTCTCACTGCCGGGGATCTTTCCCTCATCAGACACGCCATTCGCACCGCCGCAGAAGTGGGGAGCTTTGGTGGTGACACCCACTGGCGGGAAATGCTGAAAGACAACTTGGGACAGGCCGTGCTGGAAGGCTTGGAGGAACTGGACTGCCAAGGAGAGTCGGAAGATGAGTAGCCTGCCGCCACGGGCTCGCATTTGCCTGCCGCCAGTGTTGCAGGCCGACTTTGAAGCCGTCGCCAAGGAGTGCCCGCATCCTGCATGGGAGAAGCTCCAAAGGCGAGGCCGTCACTTCGTGATTGCCACCAACGACCTGGCTGATCTGGAAGAAGTGGCCGACTGGGCGCGTGCTGCACTGGCAGAGCCGCCCAGGCCGCTCACGAAGGCAGAGCGGCAGGGTTACCAAGCAGTAGTGGCTAGGACGGCGCAGTGGTGCGTGCTGGAGCCGCTGGGACCGTGCCACTTCATTGCCTCAGGCTGGCGTCCGCAGAGGCTTCAACAGACGAAGGTGGTGAGCGGAAAGGGAGCCGTGGTGAATGATAAGCAGGGCTGATGGCCATTCCCATTGACCTGTGCTCCCATTGTCCCCACAATGGGGGAGTCCCTCAGGCAGCAACCATGTCTAGCTTTTCCACGGTTTACCAGCACAATCAAGGCATCAGTGCCTTTACGAAGAACGGCCAGCTTGTGATGTCCAGCAACAGGCCCACGGTGGCCTGGTCGCTTCCAGTGAGGAAGCTGGAAGAGTGGATCACCACTCTGGAAGTCTTGTCTGAGGGCGGAGCCCTCGGCCCGCACAAGGCCACGGTGAAGGAGCTGCTCTGTCAGCTTCATGCTGCTCATGGCAAGCACAGAGAGCAGCACGCTGAAGTGGTCACTGACGCGCCTACGGGCGACGATCAACTGGCCTACCTTGCCGCTTACGCTGCTTCCATCTCGGGAGGTGAGGTCTGATGGGAACCAACTTCTACCTCCGCAAGCCTGCATGTTCGCACTGCGGGCATCAAGAAGAAGGCTTACACTTGGGCAAGTCCAGCTATGGCTGGTGCTTCAGTCTTCATGTGTATCCAGAGGAGTTTATCTACACATGGAAGGACGTGCTTCAACACATCATTGAAGCCATCAACGATGGATCGTCCATTGTTGATGAATACGAAGACTCCGTAGCCTTGCCTGACTTTGTGAAAACCGTCACTGAACGGCGCTCTACTACAAAGACTGACTGGGAGTCTGACTGGTGGAGCAGGCCCGACGGTTGGGGCTATTGCAGTGAGGAACAGTTTCACCAGCTCAACAGGAGCAAACGGGGGCCAAACTTCCTGCTTCGCCATCAAGTGGACGGACAGCATTGTATAGGCAATGGAGAAGGCACCTACGACTACATCGTTGGAGAGTTTTCATAAAGAAAAAGGCCCCGCAAGGGGCCTTCTTTATGACGAGAAGTCCTGGTGAGCCGAGAGCTGATTGCTCACAGACGAGAAGGATCATCTGCCTACCTACCGTCAGCATCATAAAAGAAAAGGGGCCTTGCGGCCCCTTCCTCTTTACAACCCTCCGATAAGCTCTCTCCTGCTGCTCAGGGATTGGTCGCCCTCACCGGCCATGTCATCCGGCTGTGCTCCTTACGGCAGCACAAGACCAATCAAGCCCGCCCACCCTCACGGCAGCATTGCTGGAGGCGGTTAAGCCTCAGGGCCGAGTTGCTTGCAAATCATACCACGAGGCAGAGGGCAGGCTCGTTCTGATACAGTGGGCATTGCCAGGGCGACCTGGCAGGCTCTCTAACTACTTCTCTCTCTAAATGCTTCGCACAATCATTCTCGCTTCCCTTTCCTCCCTTTCCATTGCCTCCTTACCAGCGCAGGCCGCCACTTGCGGCTCTGCGAGCTGGTACGGACAAGGTGATGGCTTCGCGGGGCGGACCATGGCAAACGGCCAAGCCATGAACCCTCATGCTGCCATCACAGCCCATCGCTCCTTGCCGTTCGGCACACGCCTGCGCGTTGTTAATCAAGACACCGGCCGCTCCACTGAAGTGGTAGTGGCCGATCGAGGCCCTTACATTGGCGGCAGGGTGCTCGACTTGAGCTACGGGGCATTCTCTCGCATTGCAAGCCCAGGACAGGGTGTGGCCAGGGTGTGCTTCAGCAGGGCTTGAGGCTCTATGCTTCGCTGGTGAGGATCAATCAACAGGGGCGCCATCGGCGCCCTTTTTACTGCCCGCATGAACCAGCCATCTTTCTTGCCAGGTGATGCCGTTGATCTATTCGACATCCTGTTTCAGGCATGGCGGGGAGCCTATGTGGTGGTGCCTCAAAAGACTGACACTGGCCTCATTAAGATTCGCAACACGAAAACCGGCTCGCAGCAGTTTGTTCGCGCTGAACGCCTCCGTAAGGGCAGGCTCGCTCCGTTCTCCATCAAGACGCTCAAGCCGTAAGCACAATGACCTATCCGCCTTTGCTGACAAAGGCTGCACAGGGGCAATGGGGCAGGCAAGATGGTGGAGAGAACGAACCGGGGCGCTCCGTAAGGGGCGCCTTTTTCTTGCCTTGGCGGCACTGTAGCGCAGGTTACTGTGAACCGAGCTTGCTGCTTAGGACCGGCCAGCAGAGAACCGGCTGGTAAACAATTGTGACAGCAGGCTGGAAGGGCAGGCTTCTTTCCTATTGTGAGGGAAGCGTTGCCCTTCTGCCGCCATGCGCTCACCATTGCCCTTCGTTCTCTCGGGAGCCATCTGGCTCGCCGTGATCATTGCCGCCGCCACGGTGGCCACCGGCCCACAGCAGGATCGCCCTGCAGACTACTGGGACTGCAGGAACATCCACCCCGAACGCTACTGCCGCCTGCAGCACCTTCCCGCCACTGTCGCCCAAGAGCAGGATGGCAGTCGCTGATCCCGCAGGCTACTCCCTATGGGTGAGCTGCTTGCTGCCTAATGCTCGCCCACGCTGGTCGCTGCTGCACACTGGCGCCGACAGGGAAGAACTGGAGCGCCAAGCAAAGAGCATGGCCTTCCTGCTGGAGCGTCGCCGGCTGGTGGTGATGAACGGCCAGGAGCCCCCATGGTGGAAGCCCATGCTCTGATTGTGAAGAGTTGTAACAAGGGTCGATGGGAGGGGGCTCAGGCTGTATTGTTGGTTCAACGGGCCGCGAGGTCCACCCTTCCTTCTTTCAGACCATGGCCACCATCAACCACACTGTCGATCAGCTCATCACCGACGACTCCTGGACCGCCTTTGAAGGGCTTGAAAGGCTTGCCTTTCGCATCGTGCTGCCTGACTGGCACGAGCCCTTTCCCATCAATGGCACCCGCGAGCTGGAGGGCTTTGGCCTTTACAAGGTGTCCCGTGCTTGGTACATCAACGGTCCGGTGATGGATCAGTTCAACATCTCGATGGGGGTCGGCCCCATCAACGTGCCTGCAGGCACTCAAATCATCAGCGCAGAGCTGCCCGACAAGTGGGAGGCCAACCGCCGGGAAGCGTCTGCAGGGAAGAAGGAGTGGTACGCCTACACCAATGGCCGCACCACCTTCTGCTGACTGTTAAGCGTTGTAACAAGCCCCCTGCCCTGGGGGCCTCAGGCTGTATTGTTGGTTCAACGAGGCGAGAACCTCCGTTCCCTCCGTCCCCTCCGTCCCCTCCGTCCCATGACCGCCTCCCTTAACCACGGCGACAACGTTGTGCTTCAGCGCAAGTTCTGGGCCGACACCGCCAATACCTACCTCGCCGCTGGCGTGCCTGACCCTGCCTACTTCGAGAAGCTGCTCGCAAGGGCTGCTTACTGGCAGGATCAGTACGACCAGTACACCGCCCACCTCCAGGCCACCAACACCAGCTTCCATCTCGCCTGATCATGACCACCATCCCCACGCTCCACCTCAACGGCACAGGCCGCACCACGCTGTGCGACGAGTATGCGGCGGCCTACGATGCCCTCCTGAAAGCCCGTGAGGCGTTCGCCTCTACAACGTGCCACGGGAGGGATTTCTACCCACAAGGCCCTGATGCCTACTACCAGGCTCGCCGTGAGCGGGATGCTGCCATGGAGAGCCTCGATGCCGCCATCACCTATGTGGGTGAGATGCTCATGGGCATCTGTGACCAAATGTGAAGCCAAGGGGGAGGGGTTGACCGATTCCCCTCCCATGGTCTAATTTTCCTTTCAAGCGGCTCGACACCGCTTCCCCTCGATCTCCTTCTCATGGTCACCCCCGCCACCGCTTCCGACTTCCTTCGCTGGGAGGAGAAGGCTCGGTCCATGACCGTTGCTGAACTGCTCTGGTCGGCTCGTGATTGTCGCCAGGCAGAGGCCGCCATGCGCGGCTGGAATCCCATCGCGGAAGGTCGCTACAGCGACGAGGCTTGCACCTACGGGGACGAGCTTCGCCGCCGCCGTCAGCGTGTGTGACGCTGCGCGAACCGGCCTCTGTTGCGTTTGACTTTTCTCGCAATAGGGGCTAACTTTTACTTTCAAGCGGCTCGACACCGCTTTCCCTCTCTTTTCTTCCCATGAACGCTTCTGCTTTTCTCCCTCACTCCCGCACCATGGCCGTTCGCACCTTCCTGCGCAACGCCGGCTCCCGTGTGGTGAGCGTCACCTTCCGCAAGGAAGACGGCTCCTTGCGGACCATGCAGTTCAATCCCCGCGACCGCCAGGAGATCAAGGGCACTGGCACCGCCGCACTGTCTGCTGACGTGGTGCGCTGCCGTGACTTCCGCATCGCTCGCACGCAGGGTGCTGGCGCCTGGCGCTCCTTCCGCACTGATCGCGTGGTGAGCCTGCGCACCGCTGGCGTCACGCTCACTTTCTGAGTGTGACAGGCCGTTAAGCGGCCACGGCCCCATTTGACTTTTCTCGCAATAGAGGCTAAATTCTCCATCAAGCGGCTCGACCCCGCCCTTTCCCTTCCTCTTTTCTTTCCCATGGCTCATCAATTCTCTTCCGGTGCTTTCTTCCATGGTCAAGCCGCCTGGCACGGTCTCGGCCATGTAGCAGGCGGCACCATGCCTGCCCGTGAAGCATTCGCTCTCGGCCAGGCTGACTGGGAAGTGCTTTCCACGCCCATTCTCGATCCCACTGGCCAGCCCATCGAGGGCTACCAGGCCATCACTCGCGGGGACAATGGAAAAGTGCTCTCCGTTCAGAAGGAAAGCTACACCATCGTCCAGAACGAACAGCTCATTCGCCTAGCCGAGGCCCTGCACGAAGATGCAGAAATGAGCGCCGTGTGCGTGCTTGATAAAGGCCGGAAAGTCACCTTCACGGCTCGCATTAACGACAGCACCCGCGAAGTGGTGAAGGGCGATGAAATAGAGCAATACATTGTGGGAGCCACCAGCCACGACGGCTCCATCGCCTTCCAAACTCTCTTCACGCCAGTGCGCGTGGTGTGCCAGAACACGCTCAGCGCCGCTTTGGGCCTCGCTGATCGTTCCGATGCCAACGCTAAGGGCAAGCGCATCAGCATTCGCCACACGCTCAACTGCAACGCCATGATCGAACGCCTGCCAGAGATCATCGACATCAAGCGGCGCCAGTTCACTGCCGGCTTGGCAGAGCTGGAAGCAATGGCCGCAAAGCCCTGCACCTCTGCTCAGTTCGCTCAATACTGCCGCGATGTGTTCAGCCAGCAGCTTGCTGGCGTGGTGAACGACAAGCGAGGCGACAAGGCCACTGCTCGCCCGAAGGTGTTGGGCGATCTGCCCCAGTGGGACAGCCTGGCGAACAAGTTTGCCGGCGACGGCATCGGCTTCGACATCAAAGGCGTTGTAGGCACCTACTGGGGCGCCTACAATGCCGTGACGGAGTGGGTGACGCATGAAGCAGGCCGTGGCAACGACCTGGAAGCCGCCAGGCGGCGCTTGGAGAGCCAATGGTGGGGCACTGGAGCTGCCACCATCACCAAGGCCCATGCTCTGGCCTTGGCGGCCTGATGCGACCTGGGGAAGGTGCAGCGAGCACCTTCCCTTTGTAAACAATTGTTACAGCCCCCGAAAGCCGGGGGCTTTGTCTGTATTGTTGGTTCAACGGGCCGAGAGGTCCACCACTTACTTCCAGCCATGCCCTGCCAAGATCAACTGACCTGCCAAGACCAGCTCCTGTCCGCCATCGCCAGCTTCATCGCGGAAGCCACGCCCGGTGACGCCCTTTTCCTGCCAGCCATGGCAGCCCTCCACAAGCGTGAAGATGGCCGCATCTGCATGAGCCGCCAAGGAAGCCTGCCCATGCCCCTGTGGGAGCCTCTGAGCCACGACATTGTTGCCACCATCGTTCGGTGGAGCAAAGAAGACCTGCAGGCCGCCTGAGCGGCCTCCGCACCCTCCACACCCTCCGCACCCTTCCTAGAACCATGCAAGACATTGTTAACATCCTGGCCATCAGCAACAGAGGTCGTAGCCGCATCGGCACCACCATCACCACTGCCATTGTCGAACAGAATCACCACGACAAACTGTTCATCGTGCTTCCTCAGTTCAATCAATGTCGATGGATCAAAAGAAACAATGATCCCGATTTTCGCATCATCGAGGCTTGACCAATGTCTGATTGTTGGCACTTCTGGAACGAAGAAGGCTTTGAAGACTACACTCTTCACCAGGGCGAAGAAGCTGAGCTTCATGAAGCCTATGCGGCCATGGGGCCGTATTTCGTAGAGATAATTGAAGACAGTGAAGGGGATGATCAATGGTGACAATCCGCACCTATCAGCCCAATGGGGAGGATTTTCCTCCCTCGCAAGGCGTCTATCAGGCAGTGCTCCTACGGGAGGTGTTGTTTCACGTTCGCCTGTCCATGCGTGATAGAGAAAGGCAAATTGGCCTTTTCAGCGGGGAAGGCAAATGCAGCGGCATGTGGCTTCATGACGCTGAGCTGGGAGTAGAGGATGGAGGCTATGTGCTTTACAGGCCGGGTGACATGCCCATTGGCATGTGGAATGCCTATGTAGGCCGGTTCGCTGGGGGTCGTAGAGGCCACTGAAGAACCGGCCAGATGCCTAAACCGGGACCGGCCAGGGGCGTATGAGAACCGGCTAGAGGCGTATGAGAACCGGCTGGAGGCGTATCTAAACACCCAGCCAGAGGCTTCTTGCTATTGAGAATCATTCGCAATCGTTACATTTCGTAACATTTCGTAACATTTCGTAACATAAGCCTGGCTTATCTGTAACATAAGCTGAGCTTATAGTACACTTGTACTGTAGTACGTTTGTACTGTAGTACGTTTGTATCATAAGCTGAGCTTATCGTTGCCGGCCGAAACATAAGCATTCCTTATCGATAAGGGATCCTTATCGTTCCTGCCCGAAACATCACCATCCCTTATCAGATAAGCAATACTGATCAATCCTGGTCGAAACATCAGCAATCCTGATCGACAAGCAATACTGATCAATCCTGCCCGAATGATCAGCAATCCTGATCGACAAGCAATGGTGATCAGTACGGTTCGCCGATGGGGAAACCTTTGCAACGGATTGTGACAATCCGTCGCGGTGGCGTCGATCCGTGCTAGGTGCCGCATCGGTGTGTTGAGATAGCCTACCTGCCCGAACGGTTCGGCATGCTGAGAGCGTGTGATCGTGGTGCGGTGAGATAGCCTAACCACTCTGTTCAATTCTTGACTGCCGATAGTCTGCAGGATGCAAACAGTGCTAGACAAGCGGCCATGGCTGGAACCTGCCCACTCTGCGGCCTAGTGTGCCAGTCGAGAAACCGTCCTACGATGCGGCGCCGTGGTGGCGGTGTGACGGCAAGCTGACGTCAGCGAATCGGAGATGACTCTGAGCCGCTCTGTTCCCTCTCCCTCTCATCATGGAAGACACCACTCTCATGGGGTATTGGCCAATGGGCGCCAACGGTCTGCCCGCTCAGTCCCCTCGCTGGCAGAGCCCCACACGCCCCACACGCCCCACACGCCCCGCGCAGCGCCAGACCGCTTCCGGTCAGACGGTCGTATGGGATGAGCCGTTCGAGAACTGACCTCTCTCTCCCTCTCCCTCTCTCTCTCTCTCTCTCCATGAAACTCTCCGACCTGTTTTTTCATCTGACGCCGGTTTCTAGCAACGTCAAGACGGGTCCGATGCCGGTTACGACTTCCAGTCGCTCCACCTGCCCGCCGTCATGTCCTTTCTCTCCTGAGAATGGCGGCGGGTGCTACGCGGCTAGTGGGCCTCTCGCGCTCCACTGGCGGGAGGTGACCGATGGGCGCCGTGGCGTGCCCTTCAGAGCCTTCCTGGCCGCTCTCAGGCGACTTCCTGCAGGGATGCCTCTCCGACACAATCAAGCTGGCGATCTGCCGCACACTGGAGGCAGAATCTCGCGCGCATTCATGCGCGGCATGATCGCCGCCGTGAAACATCTTAAAGCCTACACTTACACTCACCACAGCCTCACATTAGGTGAGAACCTTAGCCTGATTAAACAGGCTAACCGGCAGGGGTTTACGATCAATGTTTCGACCGAGAATGAAACTGCGGCCGATGATGCTATTGCGGCAGGATTGCCGGCGGTGATGGTAGTGTCTTCCGGAGAATCGCGCACTTCCTGGCACACGCCAGCCGGCAACGTAGTGCTAGTCTGCCCCGCGCAGCGGGAAAATACGAAAACATGCTCTAGTTGTATGCTCTGTCACAAGCGTGGCAAGCGTATTATCATCGGATTCCTCGCTCACGGCTCCGCCAAGCGCCGAGCTGAGAGTAGCCTAGGCTGAGGCTGTATAGGGAGAGGCTAACCTAGTCTCTCCCTAGGATTGTGTCGGCGATAGGGAGAATCTTCCACCGATTCAGCATAGCTAACCTCCGAAAATTACAGCGCAGTAGCCTATAAATTAGCGCGTTGGTGTGCGGGGTATCCCCTCCCAAGGGCGACGTAGTTTGAATTGAGTTTCAAAGTTCATCCCCACGATTAGCATTTATCTTAACAAAAAGGCTATTATTTTCCATGGGAAAGGACTGTATTTTAGGCTTGCGGCTATAAGCAAATCGGCCTGAGCGTAGGGAGCTTGGCTTACTGCTTTAGGAAGTATTATTTGGCAATGGGGAAGAGCCAATACTTGCCTGGTATTTGCTGACTTGCCAATACGTCAGAAGCTAGTCGCCACTGCGCGAACGATCTAGCAGTTTACGAGCATGAGTGAGCGCACTGAGATTGTTCGATGGGGAAAGATTGTTGCTAACGGAGGCCGTACGAAAGGAGCCCTAGCGATTATAGACAGAGGCCGATAGATGGTTTTTTTTAGTTGTATTCTTAGTAAGTGTCATTTATCAGCAATGCAAGTATAAGAGAAAAGGCTTTGTTCTGGAAGTTGGTACTGACTTTCCGCCTTTTCTTTACCATTGTTCTTTTGAAGCACCGTTTGAGCGGGTAGCTCCCCAAGAGCGTCAGTCAGTAGGTGCTTTTACGAACAAGACTTTCCATAGAAAACTGCTGTTACACGCCCTTCCCGCACGCAAGCACACCCCTGGCGGCTTCAATCGCTCTCGCACAGAAGAAGATTGATGGTTAGTGGTGGAGAGGGAGCCTAATGTTCGTAGTCGCTTGGGGCTCTGCTCGTTCGGCTCCTGGCGAAGGTTTCTTAGGAAAGCATCGTAAAGAAGGACGCTTAGGAACGTTCGCTTTGGGGGAGGAAGATCGCTGATGAACAATCGCCTTGGGGGCTCTTGCGCGTGGCGATCTTCCGAACGATGCCTGTCGGCATCTCCTCCCCTCTCGCCGCGTCCTTCTGCTGCTGGCAGAAGAAAGTAGTTGAGGGGGAGGTGGTTGAGCAGAGCCGCTTGCTCAGGAACGCTTGGGGCTCCCTCTCGAAGCGGCTCGCGGAGGTTAACGAACTGCTCGTAACCGTCTCACCACGACGACGCGTCATGCACGCACGCCGCGCCTATTGCGATTCTAGCAAGGATTCTCATGAGATAGGGTGAGACTCACCATGAGACAGCCATAAGGGGCTACATTGCTCAAAAGCCAGTCGCACACTGCACGCCCCAAAGGCAAGGCAGTCTCAAAGCCAGTCTCATGAGTCTCATTCCTGTCTCAAGAGAGGGCGTGTTGCCAGTGTCAGCTTGGAAGGAGAGGCTTGCTGCTCTAGTGGAAGGTGCTTTGTCAGACAAGCTCCCTGCCGGGGAGGCCTTTGACTGTTTAGGACTGCCTCGATGGCGGCAGCATCGTTCTGCTCAACAAAACACGCTGGTAAAGGCTTTTATGCTTGATCTCGGCTGGCTGTATAAGGCCAATGGCACCAGGCCCTACTTCCTGAAAAGAAAACAGGATGTGCCAATAGTGGTCATTAAGTCAGTCTCAAATCAGTCTCAACTGAGACAAGACCGAGACAGCCCCTTTCTTTCCCCATTGCCCCTTCTCTAATGCCCAGCAGCAAGCGCACCGATCCATGCCATGCCACGTTTCGTTTTGAAGCCGTATGGTCTATTGCCATTGCTCGGCAGCGCAGTCGAGAACCAATCGTCGCGCAGCTTCTGAAGCAACTGCAGCCCGAAGTTCGCAACGTCTATCAGCCAGACTTTGCCAAGAAAGTGGGCTTCCTTTCCTCCATCGTCCATTGCTCAATGGAGGAAGTGGACTCTGACGGCTCCTGGCCCGACTGGTAGTGGCTAATGGTGAGTCTCAAAGCGACAGTTGAGACTGATTGACGAGGGCAGGCGAAGGCTTATGCTGGGCAAGCCCTCAGGGAAAACCATGCCCTACAAGCTCAGAACCACCACAGACAAGGCCCTCATTCAAAGTTGGATTGACGCTTCAAAGAGCAATGACTGATCAACACCACCAACACACCATGACGCCATACCGCGCCACTCCTGAGCAGTGGGCAATGCTTGAGGAGCAGAGTGCTCCTGAGTACGACAACACCATCCTTGAACTGCGCTCTCGCATCGAAGCGCTGGAGGCCGCCCAGCACGCCCCCACCACCACCGAGGACCGGCCTGGTGGGTTGGTGCAAAGGGTGGCAAAGGCCGTAGCTTTCGAAGGCTGCACAGCCTATGCGGCTGTGTACGGAAAGGAAGCCCGCGCCGCAATCCGCGAGGTGGCGGCGTGGCTCAGCGAGCACACAGACGACGACGCGGCGGCCTACTGGGCCACGCGACTGGAGCGGGAGGCTGAGCGATGACTGACTACGCCGTGCCACCCCGCGAACTTATGGAGCAATGGGCTTCTGAAAAATGTTACGACGAACGCGATTGGCTTTATGAATTTCATATTGCCACCCGCGCCGCCGCTTGGGGTGCCGACATTGAACTAGAGGCGTGCTGTGAGTGGTTACAGCATGACTATCCCAACATTGGTGCAAACGCACTCCGCACCGCCCGCCGTCCAAAACCCCAGACACTGAACAGCATTGCACTAGAAATGCTGGGGACAATTGAAAGAATGGATGTCGTGATCCCAGAGATTACCGATACCATCCGCCGAGCCTTGGAGCAACTCGATGACTAACCTCACCCCCAACGATCTAGGCCACCTCAGTGATGAGGAGTTCAATGCGTTGTGTCCACAAGGCCATCATGCACCTGGACCAGCTCAGCCGTTATCGCCCGCCGCGCAGGCGGTTCTGGATGCTCTTTACTTGGAAGAGTTGAACGGACCGCAACAGTTAATGGCCCGCGCCCATGCTGCCGCCGCCCTGCGAGCTGCTGCGGATCAGGTGGTGCCGGCCGATCAGTCAACCGATCGCCGAAAAGATGGTCCGCTGCTTCCTGGGGACCGCGTATGGGATGACCATACGGCTGCCATCTGTCGCCGCCAGCTCCTCGCCATCGCCGCCGAGCTGGAGTGAAGCAATGACTGAACCTCCCATTCATCAATCCCGTCTCCTTTTTCTTGCCATGGACAACGCATCCTCTCCTGACTTCCAACGGCTCAAGGAACGTTTTGAAGCCTTTGACCTATGCGCAGATAAGCGCACTGCTGCAGCCTTTGGTTACATGCTCGCAAAGCAAGAAACCAATCAAACTGAACCATGGGACGAGCCCATGTCGGTTTATGAAGAAGTGTGTACATTGATCGAGGGCTATTCCGAGGGCGCCACTGACCTTGAAAGCTCTGCTGATAAGGTATTTGGCGCTGTCTATCAATGGCTCAGCAAGGCTCCCGGCATTGACGAGTCCACCATCAAAGGGCTATTCTCCTCTTGCCTGCCGCCTTCCCACGGGTAGACGGCACGCTTCCTTCCTTCCATCGTCTCTTTCTCATGACTTCCGCTGAACTGTCCTCCATTTCTGTCAATGGCGTTCAATACGTCAGGGCCGATTCTCTTCCTGCCGCCAAGCCCAATGGTAATCGCGCTGTAATTGTTGTTGATCGTGGTTGGATTTTTGCTGGTGACATCACCCGCGAAAATGGCCGCATCAAGATCAGTCGTGCTGTGTGGGTGTTTCGCTGGGAAAGCTGTGGTTTCGCAAAGGTTATTGAAGACCCCAGCAACGCTGACATTCGCCCAATGGCCGATGTGGACATGCCCGAGGGCGCTGAGATTTTCTGCGTGCCGGTAAATGATCAGTGGGGGTTGTGATGACTGAATTGTTCCGTCCTGTCGGCTACGGCAACGGCAACGGCTACGGCTACGGCAACGGCTACGGCGACGGCTACGGCAACGGCAACGGCAACGGCAACGGCAACGGCTACGGCAACGGCTACGGCGACGGCTACGGCTACGGCGACGGCTACGGCTGCGGCTACGGCTACGGCTACGGCTGCGGCTACGGCACTTGTACGCCTAATCGCCAGAGAAGGCGATAGCTCACGCTCACAACTCAGCAAATCAATCGACAAAAGCAATGTCTTCTCTTTCTACCATCAGCAACAATCTTTCTCTTTCCGAAGAAACTCAGCAACTTCTTGATGAAGCTCTTGCGGAGTTTGAGTCTGAAGAGCGAGCTGCCGCCAAGAAAGTCATTCAAGAGCGATTGCGCGAAATCAAGCGCCTTGAGATTCTCCTTGAAAGGTCCAAGGCCGATCTCGCCAAGCTCCTGAAACTGGGCGTCGAAGAAATCTTGATGATCAATTACTAATGTCCGCCCTCACTCGCAACTATTCCGATTGGAGCACGCTGCTTCTCTCGGACGGGCAAAGGCTTTGTCTTAAGTGGCCAAGTTGGAGTCATTCCATTTTCTGTGATGGATTCATGGTGACTAGCTTAACTCTTAACGTAGACCATGACTGCTTTGATGTATCTACCTATGGCAGTCCGTACACTATGCAGGTATCAGGGCGCACATCTGTAGCGATTGGCCTTGAGATCAGATGCAGTAATTATGAGTCTATTCCGAAGGAGAAAGCCGACAGGCTTTTCAGAACGGCTGAGTCAATGTCAGTTAATGACCTACTTGCTACTGCTTATCAAAAAATGAACGAGAGAGACCAATGACTTTTTTGAACAAACTTTCAATCTTGCCTAACGAAGATGATATTAGAAAGATATGGAAAGAGATTTTGGAATCCTCTACATCTGTTTTGTTTTGGTCTGTCGAAGATTTTATATTTTGCGGGGCCTCGTGGGTAAACAATCGAATCTCGTCTGAGGTGCAAGCACTAAGAGCCTATTCAATCGAGATCCACAATCACCCGGAAACATTGACAATTCATAAGCTAATAGACGCCCACAGAACACTACGAAATTTGAGACTCGACACCCAGGAGGGTTACAAGGCTGAAATGAAGCTTGGCTACGAGCATGGGCGCGCTCAGGCAATTGCCGAACTGAAGGGCGATACAATTCAGTTGTCAGAACTTAAAACAATGACAATGCAAGAAATCACCAATCTTATCGGGGAGGATCAATGACAGAGTGGATCAAGGACAGGCTACCAACGGCGGAAGATGCAGATCCCCGTGGAATGGTGAGATGGGGCAAGCAGGAACCTGAAACGTTAATGCATTGGAAGGGCGTAAGGCTCAGAGAGTTCTGGTGTCACAGTCGCACCTGGAGGAGGAGGGAAGACTGTTAAAGTGATTACGCAACTTGCCACGAGCAAGATGAACAGCTATCTCAACGACGACGATAACTTCAGAGACGAACTGGATGATCCCCAGGTTGCAAAGCCATCAGCGTCAGTTGCCCTAGTGGTGAGCATGGCAGAGAGCCTCAACATCTCATTCTCGGAGAAGGTTTACCTGGCTCAGGTTATTCTTCTCGGGTGCGAAAGAAAGATGGCTTTCTTCTTGGATGAAATCGAGGCCAAGGAAGACGGTGACATGATGGCGCAAAAAGAAGCAATCAGATCAGTGACAGCTTGCTGGTCAACTGTATTTGACTGCATCGAAACGCTTTCTGTGGCCAACGCAGCAGAAACACAGGGCTATCTGGGTATTATCCCGTAGCCCTTATTTTTTGGTGCTCTTACCGTTACTGCCGTTTCTCGCCCTATTCCTTTTGGGGCTTTCAAGCACCATTTTCCCATCTTTGGTGTGACTTAGATCTTTCCCCCCTTTGCCAGCAATCCCCCTCCGCCGTCTCTCGGTCCACCTCTCTTCTGAGGCGTCTTTCACCGAGGGCTTTTTATTGTATTTGCGCTGATACGCATTCCTCTTGCGCCTGGCCTCCGGGTTGGAGGCGTAGTAGCGAGATGTCCTGCTGCGACCAGCCATGATGATTACATTTGAGAGGCCCAGAGTTGCCGAATGTGAACTTCTGCCTCGATCAGAGAGGGGGCGATCAAGGGAAGGATTTGAGGTGATTCAGTCAGAGTAACGCGCCTGATTTCAGCAAGATCACCGAGCAGATCTCGGATGATAGGTGGAATGGTGTGTACGGTTTTCTGTTCTGTTTCGCCCTGGTTGCCATTTGAAAAAGCAAGGGCAGATGCCATGACTGAAGCAGCGTATCGGCATCCCTCAGGTTAGCCGTCAGGCCAGGGGGTCACAGCCAGTCAAGATGCGACTGAGTTTTTTCTTCTAATGCCTCCACGGTGATCTCGTCCCAGTTGATCGGGGGCATCGGCAGGCGAAATTTATTCTTCGCCCGATTCACATCATTCGGCAGCCCGTTGTGAGAGCAGTACGCCTCGTACCACTTTTGCAGCATATATCTGTCAACAAACCCCTGCATCAGACCGTAGACTTCTCCGACATCCTGCCCCTTCTCAAAAAGAAGGTGCGCGGTGACACGGAGGATTCGATTCAGGTTCGTGCTTCCTCTTGTGTGCATCGCCCCGGTTCTTGACAAATGGCCCCAATGGTCCTACCTTGTTAGCCGAAGGGGGATTCGACCATCCTACGCCCCTCAGAGACAGAATCTATGGCCAACGTCTATTCCAAGCTCAACCAGGCCCGCACCGAGCTTCAGCGTCGTGAGCTGAAAAAGACCGGGCGCAATAAATTTGCAGGTTACAACTACTTTGAACTTGGCGACTTCCTGCCAACAGTTCAAGAAATCTTTGCTCAGGTTGGCCTGTGCGGAATCGTGAGCTATGGGGCGGAAAGTGCAAATCTGACGATTCTTGATACGGAAGACCCCGAAGGCCCTGGGATTCAAATTAACAGCCCGATGTCTTCTGCCGCCCTCAAGGGGGCTCATGACATTCAAAACCTTGGGGCGGTGCAAACATATCTCCGTCGTTATCTCTGGGTAACGGCAATGGAGATCGTTGAGCACGATGAGCTTGACGCCACTCTCGGGGCGCCCAAGAGCGGCCCAGGCCCCGCCCAGGAGCCCACTCAGGCCGCCAAGAAGACCCGCGCCTACTCCCCAGGGGATTCCGTCGCCCCGGCCCGCCAGGCCCCGATCCAGGAGGAGCTGGAGATGAAGCTGAAGGAGCTTGGGCTGACGGCATTTGGCCAGACAACCTTCCTGAAGCTCTGCAGTGCAAGCAACTTCTCTGAGATTGCTGACTCCAAAGCAACTCAGGCTTACAAGATTGCAGATTCCAAGTTGATCTCAAACTTGAACGCTGGAAAAAATAGCAAGGGCGAACAGATTGTTCAACCCCCCGTAGTTGACAAGCCCAAGAGCAATAGCATCGAGGCTCTTGAGAAAGCAGCCGAAAGCCTGTTCAAGGGCGATGAGGACGAGTGATGATTGATACTTTTCAGTATGCAATTTGCTGCCTGATCCTTACCCTTCCAGCTCTGATCGCAATTCAGTTTGTTTACGCCCCCGCAAAGAAAAAGCCCGAGCCCGAGCCCGAGCTTGGATTTGTTACGGGGCATGGTTGGTTTGCAAAAGAGCTGTCAGAGATTCTTGGAATTGATCCAAGTCAAACCACAGCAATTGAAATCATCGTTGATACTGAACATGCAGTTCAGGTTGACGTAACTCAGTTGCTGAACGGCAAGCAAGCGCAACGTGTTCTGTACCTCCTTCGCAAGTGCCAACCAGCAGAAGTCCAGTGGAAAGAGGAATCAAGCCTCTCTAACTAGCCAGTCAATTAGCTTATCCCGCCCAATTTCAGACCAGTAGGGCTGCTCTCGCCACCAACTGAAAACTTCTCGATGCCCCTTCTTTCTGTTGCAGGGCAAACATGCGGGAACAAGGTTTTTGGCGACTGTCAGCCCCCCTTTCATTTTTGGCAGTACGTGGTCAAGGCTTTCAGCGTGCTCGCCACAATAAGCACACTTGTAATCCCAACTTTCAAAGATGTCTTGTCTGAACCGAGAGCGAACCGTGCGAGAGTGGACGAGAACTGTTTCCTCGATTCTGGACTGCATCTGAATCAGTCATTTACTAAATTCTAGCAGGTTTTCAAAATGGTTCACCCAACTTCAGGTTTTTACATCAAAGACAACGAGGAGTACGCTTCTGTTAGTATTGTGCTAGGGGCGACAAGTGAAATGTTTGACCCCAGCAAGCAAAAGGGTCTTGAGTTTTGGCGTAGAAATGAACCAGACTGGGAGGAGATTGTAATTAGAGCGCAGCGCAGGGGGAAGATCATTCACGCAGAGATTGAAAGCACTTTGCTCGGAATTTCTACTGCTGGTCACGAAGACGAAGGAACTTATGAGGAAATCGTAAACTACAACATTAACGAGTATTTATTTTACATCAACCCACTGCTTGAAGAGATTAAGCGAGAGAATACCGAGGGCGAAAAACTCAGGAAAGATTTCTCTCTTGAGGGTGTGCTGTTTTGCCCTGAGGGATACGCCGGGACCGCTGATGCAAGATTTAAGTTTAGAGATAAATATTCTATTTGGGACTGGAAAACGGTCAGGTCTTACAAGGAATACGAAAACGAGGAGAAGGGTAAAAAAACAAAGCCTAAGTCAAAGTACAAGGATGCTTTCCTGCAGATCGGGGCCTACGCCCTGGCTCACAACATCGGGGTCAGAAACGGCGAACTTGACACTTTGATCAAACAGGGTGTAATATGCGTCTGTTACGACTGGAGAGAGCCACAGCTTCACATTCTTGATTCAGCCGAGCTGAAGAAGGCAGTCCTTGGGTTTGTTGAGCGGTTCTCCGCCTATTGCGAACTGATTGACTGTAAACTTCCTCGCCCGGTGCAAGAGGAAGCCGAAGAACTTTCTATCTAACACACTCGCAAAACAATCATGCTTTCTCTCACTGCTGTCGGTTACGTCTCCGGCAAACCCAGAATCGAAAACAGCGATTATGGGGATTCGATTTCAATTGGCATTCGCTGCAAGGGCGATGGAGGCAAAAATGTCTTCTATGTGAACGCCAAGTTTTATGGCAAGCGAATGGCGCCCATCGAAAAGTTTATCAACGATGGGGATCAGGTCACGCTAAGCGGCACCATTTCTGCTGTAATCGAAAAGACCAAGAAGGATGGGACGAAGTATTCCCAGGTTTACATGAACGGATCTGGTTTCTCGATCCCGCCCAATCCCTCCAAGGATGCCCCCGCCCCGCTGCGCCCTCTGCGTTCCTCTGACGAGGAAGAAGAGGACGAAGTGCCGTTCTGATGAAAGCCTGGCATAGCGAATGCTTCGACTCATGGCAGGAGCTTTCCTCCGCGCATCAAAACCTCTGCTACTCGGGCCATGTGGCAGGCGAAAGGTAAAGATGCAATCAGCGGTCTCTGAAGGGAATGTCGCGGTTCCGTACCAAGTCAGGTATTCTGGGCGGCATCAAGGAATAAGCTTGTAAGCCCAGGCATAGCCCCCGTAACAGGGGGCTTTCAACTATCAACTTTTGCAATGAGCATCAAAATCATTGGTCTTTACAGCCCCGCCCCCGGCTCGGGCAAGTCAACTGTTGCAAGCTACCTAGAAGACTATGGCTGGGAGATTGTCCCATTTGCTTCAACCCTGAAAAGAATGTTGAAGGCCATGCTGATGGAGATCGGCTATTCAATGTGCGAAGCGGAAGAGCTGATCCTGAAGAAGGAATATATCGTCCCTGAGCTTGGCGTAAGAATCAGAACGCTAATGCAAACACTTGGAACAGAGTGGGGGCGAGAAAAAATCGAAAAAAGATTTTGGATTAAATGTTGGGAGGCGAAAGTGAAATCTCTTGGTTCTTTCGTGGTAGCAGACGATGTGAGATTTCTCAATGAAGCAATGGCTATCAAGGAGATGGGCGGGGAAATATGGAAGATTATTCGCCCCGGAACCGAGAATGGCGAAAATCATTCCTCCGAGGGCCAGCTTGATCATTGGGATGGTTTCTCTCGTATTATCGTAAACGACGGGTCAATTCAAGATCTGCACGACAAGCTGAGCAGCTTCCTGATCAATGCTGAAGGACAAAAATGACGAGTTCTACGATGCAAGGCTTGTAGCCACTGCAAAGCTGCATCTTCCTGCCATCATGAACAGGCAGAAATCACCTTTCTTTTTTGAGGTGATGAACGAAATCGTAGAAAGAAAAGTTTACAAAGGTTACAAAAACGTCAAGGGGCGGGAAATAAAACTTTCGGGAATCAAAGACTTTTTGTTTAATGTTCGTCATGGGCTTGGCATCAGAAACTTGCCAGAGTTTTTAGGCAACTGCGCCCACCTTGAACTTGCCGATAAATCGAAGCGGAAATACGCAAGAAGATTTATTGACTGGCTCAAAAATGAAGATCCCAAATCTTTTGTTTTTCCGCCCTCGTACTGGGAATTTAGGCGACTGACGATCGCCATTTCCGAAATGAAAGGGGGCGAGGACAGAAGGATGAGATACTATGACATGCTTTCAATTATCCATAATACCCACCCCGAGATCTTAATTCACATAGGGCCTGGGCGCAAATACCAGTCAATTCCAGAAGCTTACAAAAAAGAAGGATATATTGTAGAGGCTAAGTCTGTAAAGACACTTAGGCTTTCTCACGCCCCCACCTACAAGGAGGTCGAGGCCCTGGCCAGGGAGCTGAACTCAAGGCTTGACAAGCTAAAAAACAGAGTTTTGATTGCTAAGCTGATCGAGATTTACAAGATCAACGAGGCAGTCGAAAACCATGTTATCATCGACCCTTCGGAAGACGAAGACTAACGAGATCGAGTTCTTCGTTTCTGGCGCCCCTGCTGCTCAGGGCAGCAAAACCGCTTTCGGGCGAGTGGTTCCAGGCAAGGACGGCAAGCCCAAGGCGATCGTGAACATGGTCGAGCAGGACAAGGGCCTGAACGAGTGGCGATATTCCGTTGCTCAGATGGGGCGACTAATGAAACCAAAGGATTGGGACAGGAAGGGCATTTTTATGGTTTCGGCAATATTTTACATGCCACGCCCCAAGTCCCATCTTGATGCAAGGGGCGAGGTAAGAGCAAGCGCCCCCGTTTTTCACTCATCTCGCAAAGACTGTGATAAGATGCTCCGTGCTATTGGCGACGCTCTAACAGAAGTCTGTTACGACGACGACGCCCTGGTTGTTTCGGTCTCTGGCCTCAAGGTCTATGCAGGCGAAGACGGGCCTGGGGCGCGAATCGCTGTGACTCGTCTTGATGAGGTCGCCGCCTCGCGGCAAATCCAAGCTCTGCTCTTCTGACTTTTTACTTGCAAGCCCGCCCCTCATGCTGTAGGATTAGCAGGCAGTCAACAAAAGGCAAATGCCTCGCCGCAAACCCACCACAGAAGAAACCGACACCGCCACTTCCCCCGAGTCAACCGAAATGCCTACCGCTGAAGCCACCCTGGAAATGGAAGCAACCACCGAAACCGCAAAGCCCAAAATCATCAAGGGCGAGCGTCTGGTTGGTCAAGCCCTGCTTGATTACGTTCTTGCCAACCGCAGCCTCCCGAGCAACGAGGTCGTGTTCGGCGCTGGCTACTACTCCAAGCGCATCGACCCCGAGACTGGGGAAGAGAAGATCACCTACCAGAAGCAGACCTTCCACGAGGCCATCAACGCCGCCAACGGCATCGAGCTGGCCCCCGCCACCCGTGCCTACGCCCCCCGCAAGAACCGTTCCCCGGTGATCAAGCTGGGCAAGCAGGGCAGCATCGTGGTCGGAGGCCGTCACAGCGAGGTCGCCGGCTTTGCCCCCGAGACCAAGGTTGAAGTGAAGGCCGAGCCTGGTCGTATCACCATCATCGCGTTCGCAGACGGTGACACTGAAGCTGCCGACACTTCCGCCGAACTGGAACTCTGATACAAAGATCTCGTCATGAGATTCCTGGCCCCGATTCGTCGGGGCTTTTCTTTACAATTTTTTGCCCCCATGTCCCTTCTTCAGCAGGCCAACGAATTTAGAGAGGCTTTTGGATTCAGTAATCATTTCAGCATTGCTGGATTTCAGCTTCAAAAGCGCTTGATCAATGAAGAGTATTACGAAGTAGTCTGCGCTTGCGTAGAGTGCCAGGACAAAGAATTTAACATTGGCAGCAAAATCGAGCTGTTGAAGGAACTCTCGGACCTTGTTTTTGTTTGCTACCAAATGGCTGCATACATGAACATTGATCTCGATACTGCAATGTCTCGTGTCTTTGAAAGCAACATGAGCAAGCTGGGCGAGGACGGAAAGCCGGTGAGGCGAGAAGATGGAAAAGTTCTGAAGGGACCGAACTACCAACCGCCCGAGCTGCTAGATTTGGTGTTTCATAGCCCCGAATCCGATTCATGAAAAACTGTCACCCGTCAGAGGAAGACCCCAAGGTGGCACTGCTGGAAAGCCTGTATCGAGCCGATGGGCGCCACGAGAAAGGCCACCCCATGCACGGCCTCTACACCGGCCTGTATCAGGCTCACATCGCTTCTCAGGAGCAGGAGGCGGCGTGATGAACAAGGAAGAACTGACTGACTTTTTCTACGAATGGTTCACTGACAGCTACCCAAGGGTGAAGCCGTCAAATCACACTGTTGATTCACATGTTGCTTTTGCAACTGAAGTGATGAAACACTTCCTTGTGGCAAATGAAGACTTCATGGGCGAGGATTGATGTTTGAAGACGACAGTGCAAGATTCGCAAAGTCTTCAAAGTGTCCAAAATGCGGAGAGCATCTCTTTAGAGTTGCCGAATCTCGCAATGTCAACGGGATCAAGAGAAGGAGGAGGATTTGCGGTGATAAAGACTGCAATCACCGCGAAACCACCTATGAAATCAGCTCTGCTGATTATCAATTCCTGAACAAGGCCAGGGCGGTCGAAAGAATCTTTTCGGGCGCCAAAAATGCAAAGTCCAGCAGTCAAGTAACTTGTGATTCCTGCGTTCAATGGAAGAATGGAGGATGTGACTTTGACTTCCCCGAGGCAGGGGGTAGATTTGCCGAGGAATGCAGTCTTTACGACCGACGCTAATCAATGTCTTTTCTTCATGACTCTCAAATCAGAAAGCTCTGCAAAGATGGGATGGTCGAAGACTATCTCGATGAATACGTCGGGCCGTGCTCCCTCGATGTCCGCCTTGGCGAAAAAATTATGGTGGAAACACCAGATTCGCAAGATCTTGTGCGTTTCTCAATCCGGGGAACTACCAAGCAAAATCCATACCTGCTAAAACCACAGCAATTCATTCTCGCCCATACAGTTGAACTTTTCAACATCCCCGACACACTTTGCGCTTTTTTCGCCCTAAAAAGCAGTAGGGGGCGTGAAGGAATTTCGCACGTACTTGCAGGCTTCTGTGATGCAGGCTGGAGAAACAGCAGGCTTACACTTGAGCTTCACTCTGTTCGCCAGTATCATTCAATTCCGATCTGGCATAACATGCCTATTGGGCAAATGGTATTTGGTACGATGGTCGCCCCTCCTCACAAGAGTTATTCCCTGGTGGGGCGATATAACAATTGCGATACCGTTGAGCCCAGCAAGGGTTAAGCTTCCCAGCCCATCGCGTCAATTTCTGCTTTAAGGTCTTCTGGGATTTCGTAGTTGAAATTGCCAGGTCTTGCGGCGTTGAGTGCCTCACTCAGCGCCCATTTCATTTTGCTGTTGGCGAATGAAGCTTGATGATTAAGTAAAAGTGCAAATTCAAGAAGCCCTCTATAGTCTCTGGCTTCAAATAATTGCTTCAGCCGCCTTGAGTTGCTTTCCTCTCTGAAGCCGTCTTCTTCGTGATAATGAAACGTATTCATTTCAAGGGGGCGTGTGCCCAATAATACCCCTCCGAGGCTAGAGCCGCCACAAAAGGAGAACGGCTGGCAGTGGACATGTTATGGTCTTGGCATGGTTTTCGGACACCGCTACCGAGAAGAAGCAGAATGGAAACTCCATTGGATGCGACTGGCTTCTGGCTGTGAGGAACTCCGATCCGAGTCTCAGGGCCTACCTCAATGAGGTCGGGCGGCATCCTCTCCTGAAGCAGGAGGAGGAGGTAGTTCTGGGGCGGAAGGTCCAGAGGCTGATCGAACTTGAAGAAAAGATAAAGTCAGGGGAGCCCCTCGATGTCCAGGAGGAATCAGAGGTCTTCGTGGGGCGAAGAGCAAAGCAAAAATTTGTCAATTCAAATCTTAGACTTGTCGTTGACTTAGCCAAAAATTATCACCATTACTGTAGAAGCCTTGAGCTTGTAGATTTAATCCAGGAAGGCAATATAGCCTTGATAAGGGCGGTAGAAAAGTTTGATTACAGCAGAGGCTATAAATTTTCAACTTACTGCTACTGGTGGATTCGTCAAGCAATGCAAAGAGCAATTGGCTCTCTTGACTCGCCCATCAGGCTTCCAACCAGCTTCAGAGATACAATCTTCAAGCTGAATAGGTCAGTAGAAAAGCTGACGAAAGAATTGAATCGACGCCCAACATTCGATGAAATCGCAGAGGAACTAGGACTAAGCGCAGAGGTGCTGATGTTGGTAATTCAAAGATCACAGGCAATTATGAGTCTTGACGCTTCCATCGAGTGCGAAGAGTCAAGTGTTACTATCACTGATAGCATCGAAGACCTGAACAATGTAAATACCATTGAAAGTCTTGAGTTTGACGTAATGATGGAAGAGCTGTTTTTCGCCCTTGAAAACTTTCTTGATGATGTCGCAAGGTATGTGGTTGTTGAAAGATCTCGCCCCTCACCTACAGCCTGGAGGGAGCTTGAGGTCTCCACTGGTTTGAGCAAGATCAGACTTCAGAGAATCGAAAGAGAAGCAATTGAGAAGTGCAGAGTAATGATTGAAACTCACAAAAACATGGGCCTTGGCTTCGATAACTAGCAGGCTGGCATTAGCGAGATTTCCACGCCCCCACTCTTTCTTGGGCGCAGACGCATCCAAATCCCCCCGAGAGACTTGGGCATCACAATCTTTTCAGTCGCCCATCCAGCACCAGAGCTGAATTCATTCTTATATGTACCACATTGAACATGCCATCTTTGTTCGATCCACACATTGCCATTGTCGGCAACTCTGTAGCAAGGGTGAGACACAATAGACCTTTCATGGTTATGCCCGTTTACAATTACATCGGCGTCCGGGGCAATTTGCGCATATCTGCCCCCTCCCATTACGCCCTTCGTGATAATCCCTCCCCAAGTTCCATGATGGAAAAAGAGAGTGCAGCGCCTTACAGATCCCCCATTCTTGCTAAACACAAATCTTACGAACCCCTGGTAATTCATGTGCTCGACCCTTGAGCCGTCCTCTTTCATAAGGCGTGCAACATTGTCGAGCGGATTGATCTCTTGATTATTGATAACAGCAGTTTCATGGTTTCCATCGCCCATCATCAAGATCATTGATGCGTAGGGGCGGAGAAACTCAGCGGATTCTCTAAAGACAAGATCAAAGTAATTATCGCCCATATGCTCTGGCCTGACGCTCCCCTTACTGCCTCTTCTATCTTTTTTGCCCTGCATCAAACACAAGACATCCCCAAACATCAACACACTTCCGCCCATTTCCTTGCATTTTTCAAGGTGCGAAATGAGTAGCTTTCTGTCGCACTTGGGGTTGTCCAGGTGTATGTCAGAAAGCAGCAAGAAGTTGGCTTCTATTTTGCCGGAGGAGCATTCGTAAGGTACTCGCACCTCAAGCAGTTGTTCTGAAAGTCTTGAGGCGGTCAGGTTTGTCACGGGGACTCTTGATAGACGCTCACAAACACTCTGCCCATTCTGGTCAGCGGTAGAAGCCTGTCTCTCAAGTGCTGGTTGTGCATACGAATGCAGCCGAGGGTTGGATAGAGCTTCTGCATCGGAGCCCATGCCTGGGGCCATCCACATGCCGATCCGCCCCCGTGAATCATTACACCGGCCCGCCCATTCCTTCTTTCCTGATTTTCAAGATCAACAAGGTCAAAGCTGTACCAGCCATAAGACATCAGAGTTCTGTCAAACTGAGGCGATTCGCCAACTTTTTCATAATCCTTGTAGATGTCGCCAATCTTGTAAAGACCTGGGGGCGTGTCAGATCCCTTGCTTCTGAAATCAATTTCAGAGCCCTGCCCCCTGGCAAGCATGGGAACTTCCCAGAGTCTTGTCCCTGCGAATGAGAAAGCCTGCGCAGTTTCAGAAATATCATTAACAATAACATGACTATCACCTGGCTTGAAATCAAAGCAATGAGGTGTTTTCTTTGGCCCAACTGCCCCTTTGATCACCGTTGGGATTGGGGGCGGAAGAGGTGGGATTGCAGGCTTTGCAGAGGAGGGCGAAGAAGCGTTCTCATTCATTAGTCGAATGAGCTTGGCTGCATAGTCGGGGTCTGTTGCATAGCCCTCAGATACCAGCATTCTTGCCGCATCTTCCTTTGTGGGCGCATTATTTACGCCCTTGTATCCCTTGTAGTCTTTGTACCACTTATCGACCAGATATTTTACCGATTCACTGGGCGTGGGGAAATCAAGGAAATTGGCTTCAGTTGTAATCCATTTGCCATTTACAAATTCTTTCGTCCCTGCTTTTGTCCCCGCCCCCTTGAGCCCGAAATAGTTGTTTACCCCGGACGTGTGCTTGCCCCAGCCGCTCTCCAGAGCCCACTGAGCGGCCACGAGATCAGGGAACCTCGCCCCGGCCTCCTGGGCCAGGGAGACGAACTGAGGCCAGCCAGACGGCCCCACGGTGGGCACCAGGGAGAGAGTGGGCGCCTTCGTCTCCACTGCTGCAATCCACAGATCCCTCAGCTCACCGCCCTCCTGAAGCGCCTTGGGGTCAAGCTCCTCGACTCGATCGAGCAAGGCTTGAAAGAATGCTCGATGGTGAGACTTGCTCTTGTCGAAATGATCGACATAGTTATTGGTGGGGATTTTGCCAGTCATTTCATCGCCCTCTGTCTTGATTTTTCAGAGCTTTTTGAACTTGATGCCTGCTGATTTGAAAGTATTCGGCAACCTGTTTCTGCGTCATCCCCTGAGCATAAAGCTCTCGGATCTCCTGCCTCGATGGCCCATCTTCGGGCTCGGGCGGGTCAAGAACAAGTTCTCGGGGCGGAAGAAGAATTGCAGGTTCCTCCTTCCTTAGGTTTTCGTTATAAGTATTAAAGCCTCCCCATCCAGCCAGCAGAATCAGGGGGCCTGAGATGAGGCCGCTCATGTTGGCCTCAACTACTTTGTCGCACTGGCCCGAGCCGGTTTGATAACGAATGCAGTCTACAATTTTGTAGCCGCTGATAAACATTGAAACTACGCCTGCAATGATCGGCCCCCCAAGAGCCACGGGGGCGAGAGAAGGCTGACTCCTGATTGCGTTCTGAGCCCCATTGAGCACAGAGGCAGCAGTGTTTGAGTTAAAAAGCGACTGAAGGATTTTCATTGATTGATTTCAAGTTTGATAACTCGACGGTCGAGCTGGTCAACGGTTTCTTCGATTTTTTGAAAACGCTCACCAAATACATCCTGATTTTTCAGGATCTGTGTAATTTGGTTCTCAAGTTGTTGCAACCGCCCCGGCAGGCTCATGACCAGCCAGCCCATGCCGGTTGCAGTACCGACAATGGCAGCGGCAAGAACTGTTGCTGAAGTTCCCTGTGCAACCTGGATCAGAGAAAAGCTTTTTCCCTGCTCCTTTGGTTTTTCGGAATCAGGCATGAAAAAGCAGCCTCTGCTAACAGGATAGCCTCGGCAAGAAACTTAACGATCTGAAAGGCTTATGGATACGACTGTCCTGGCGCAAGCGCGTAAAACTCGGACACTGCAAGCCAGCTATTCGGATTCCTGATTCGCACATAGCGAGCCGTGAAGTTAACAGAAAAGGTATAGATGCCTTCTGCGGCGAAAGTGCCAGTATTGAACGCAGTCGTCCAGGAGCTGCCATCAAGAGAGTGCTCAACAATGCAGTTCTCTGTGTAGAACTTTGACCATCCCCCTGGTATGTTTGCGGTCGCAGTTCCCACGACGACGGTGCCCACTACATAAAGCTGCCCTAAATCCGCTTGCACCCATCCAGGGTTGCCTGTAGCAGTGCCTGTGTTCGTAAACGAACCATCGGTCATGTTTGCATTTGTAGCATTCGCCACGCCAGCGCCATAGTTTAATGACTGTGTATAAGCAATAGATGCAACGTTTATGTTTGTGATGCCCAGAGGCCAAATTCCTTCACGCTTTGCCACACCTTGCTCATTCTGAAACCACAGCCCTGATGCCACCTCAAGATTCAGCACCCTGCGCTTCCCAAGCAGCCCGCCATTGAACCCCAGCATCAGGCGATCTCCTCGTAGCAAATCACCAGCTCCAGGTCACCAGCAGCACTCGCCTTGGCCCTAAGGCTGTGCCCTTCCTCCAGGTAGATCGGCGCCTCTCGCGTCACCAGCATCTGAGTGGCATCCGCCGGCACTGCGATCATCTTGGCCAGGCTGTAGTCCGTTGTGCCGTTGTAGTGCGTCAGGTCAATGTCTGCCGCTGCTGCACCATCCACATTGGCGCAATACACCGACACCACTTTTAGAGCCTTGCCCGATGCGGCACCATTGCTCAACGCAGCAGCCAGTGAAGTCGTCACGGCATAGCCCACAGTTTTACCTGTGACGGTTGTTGGCGATTTGAGATTGGGGGCGGCCATAAAATTTACAGTTAAACTGCTGAGTGAAACCTGCTATCAATATTCTAGGAGCCCCACCAGTCGGGATAGCTCTCTGCCCACCAACTGTAATTTTGCTCCGCCCAGCTATCCCAGAATTCGGGGGCTGGCTCCTCTGGTTCTTCGTAGAGGTATCTCAGGGCTGGAATGCCCTGTGGCCAAATCTGCCCGGAAGATGGGACGGGGGCGACCATGATTAAACGAATCCAAGCGGCCAGATCTGGCCAGTTGTGGGAATTGCAAGAGGGGGCGGAGCAGGAGTTTCTCCACTAAAGGAGACGGCAAAGCTGCCGCCTTGCACAATCTTCGTGGATTGCCAGTAAGGCGAAGTAGTGGCGGTGATGCCATTCAGGCTGATGCCCGAGAGCGTGACACTGGCCTGCCCTGCCGGGCTTTGATTGATGGTGGCCATCAGACCATCCTCGCCAGGAACAGCGGAGAGGCGCCTGTGACGGCGGAAGTGTTGGCGGCGAAGTCAAGCACCTCCCACTCTTCAGTGCCTGCGCTCACGACGAACGTATCGCCAGGACTGAAAGTGTTGGTGGCGTAGTGGAAGGTCAGGCCGAAGTCAGCAGGCAGCGGGTCCGTGATGTACGGCATGAACGGCATACTGTGAAATACGGGATTACTGTTGCTGGTGAAGGCAGGGTTTGCGCTGCTGAAATTAACGGGAAGAAGTATGGCTGAACCCGGAAGGTTTCCAAGTGAGCCAAACATAGCCCGGCTATTGCCATCAAAATTATTAGACTGCACTCCAATGGCGCCATACGTTACCAGTCGCAGGTCCGCTGAATAGCTAGCATAATCGTTGAGGTTTGTTGAACCATTAAGGGCTGACCCAATGACAAGATCGCGTCTTAGCGCTGGCCCCCTAGTAGAACGTATTACTCCGGACCCCCTGTTATTCGAAATCGCAACCGTTGAACATTCAATCCTGGTATACCCATTAAAAAATCCCTTGCTTAAATCCATCCAAGGCTGAGTATCTTTAGCTCCATTTGCAATTGTAAATGATTGCCTTGTCGAGCTGTATTTTACAACAAACCAGCTCTGATTAACGTCTGCTCCGCTTGTATAGCGTACTAGCTCGACAGTGCTCGTTGTAGATGCACTAAGCATGTTCCAGTGATTACCGGTTGTGTTCGTCGTCGTAGCGAAATAATCCAGGTACTGCGTGCCGGTCGGTACATGCGTCGTGGCATTCCAGCCTGTCGCCACATGCAGATACACCCCTCCAGTCGTAAACATCCACCAGTAGTAAGTGGTGCCGTAGGTCTTTGTATTGTCGTACTCAACTTTGAGGATGCGGTTCTCCACGCTTCCGCTCAGGAAGCTGTCGAACCAACTCGCCATTAGCCCTGCGTCAAT